CTACATACCCCCAAACCCTTTGGGTCCCATCCAACTCAAAAAATTTCCATACAAAATTTTGTATACTATTCTATAGCACCCGCTATACGTTTGATTCGCCCTTTGCCTCGTGCTATCGTCATGCCTTCTGGTACTTCGTGTGACCTGCGATGGACAATTTATATTTTGAGCTGGACGATTGGGCACCTGATGGTGCCATCGACGATGTTCCCGTGCCACTTGAGGCACGTTGCCCTATGGAAGAGATCTTTTCTCGCGCAAGCTTTCAGGCAGGCAAGCTGCCTTCCGACAAGGAAGTGCCTTTATCCGCTGAAGACAAGCAATGGCTGGCGCAAAAGGCCACTACCCCCGAGAACACCAGCCCTCCACCCAGCTATGCGGCTGAAAGATTCTTCAAAAGCCAGCTTGAGCGGTTCAATTTCGTCATGCCTGCCTCTCAGGAACAGTGGAGAACTATGTGATGTACAAGTATTTCGAGCTTTCACTCGATCCAGACCCGAAAATCAGCAAACCTGCGCTTGATTCTCTCGCAAAATCGTCCGTAGTCGGCCTCGCAACCGAGAAAACGGAGATCAACATCAACACGATGCCTACCGCAGACCTCGAAAAGGAACTTCTGAGTGCCATAAAGCGGTTCTCTGGCGAAAAAGTGATCGAAGGGACGGCGGAGAGGCTATAAATGCTCGATCTCACTCCCGAACAGATAGAAAACCTCCTCGCAAGCGCCCCAAAGAGCGAAAAAGCGAAGATTTTAGGGCTCATTGATGAGCTGCATACCCGTAAGGTACGCGCGCAGGCACAGGATGACTTCATTGCCTACGTAAAAGCGGTCTGGCCGGACTTCATATCGGGTACCCATCACCGACGCATCGCGAAGCTCTTTGAAGCCGTAGCCCGTGGGGAGAAAAAGCGAGTCATCATCAACCTTGGCCCTCGCCACACGAAGAGTGAGTTTGCCTCCTACCTGCTGCCGTCATGGATTCTGGGTAAATCCCCCAAGAAAAAGGTGATGCAGATCAGTAACACTGCCGAGCTGGCCGAAGGATTCGGTCGTAAGGTGCGTAACCTCGTGGACAGCAATGAGTACAAGAAAATCTTCCCAGAAGTTGAGCTCCGAACCGACTCCAAGGCGGCTGGACGTTGGAACACTAATTACAATGGTGAGTACTTTGCTTCTGGTGTTGGTGGTACCGTTACTGGTCGCGGTGCTGATCTACTTATCATCGACGACCCTCACTCAGAAGGGGAAGCGGTACTTGCCCAGCACAACCCCGAGATCTACGACAAAGTATTTGAGTGGTACACCTCGGGACCCCGGCAGCGCTTACAGCCGGGCGGGGCCATAATCATCGTTATGACAAGATGGTCATTGCGTGACCTGACTGGACAAGTTTTAGAGGCGTCCGCCTCTCGCGGCGGCGATAAGTGGGAGGTGATTGAGTTCCCTGCCATCATGCCCTCCGGCAAACCCCTCTGGCCTGAATTCTGGCCGCTGAAAGAACTGGAAGCCATTCGTCAGGAACTGCCGAATAGCAAGTGGATGGCGCAGTATCAGCAGGAACCCACCTCTGAGTCGAATGCCATCATCAAACGGGAGTGGTGGCAACCATGGCCGCACGAGAAACCGCCGCCTGTAGACTTCATCATCATGGCGATGGACACAGCCTTCGAGAAAAAGACCTCTGCTGACTACAGCGCTGCAGTCATATTCGGTGTATTCGATAACGAGGAGGACGGAGGCCAGCCGAACCTGATCCTTCTAAACTCTTGGCGCGAGCGGCTCGAGTTCCCCGAGCTGAAAGCGAAAACGCTGGAACTGTACCAAGAGTGGGAGCCTGATGCGGTGATTATCGAAAAGAAGGCTTCGGGCGCTCCGCTGATCTACGAACTGCGGCGTATGGGCATTCCGGTGCAAGAGTTCACCCCCAACAAGGGTAATGACAAGATTACTCGTTTGAATGCGATCGCGGACATATTCGCCTCGGGGAAAGTCTGGTCGCCAGAGAAACGCTGGGCGGAAGAGGTCATCGACGAAGTCGCCTCATTCCCGGCAGGTAGAAACGATGACTTGGTGGACTGCGTGTCCCTCGCGCTGGCGCGCTTCCGTTCGGGTGGGTTCATCGGCACGGCGATGGACAAGGAGTACGAGAACGAGTGGATGTTTAAAGGGCGAAAGGCGGCATACTATTGAACATGTATATACATTTGAGGGGTGATGTTATGAAGCAAGAAAAGCTATGTGAGAGCGAAGATATGACGTTTGAAGATGAGTGGGATAAAGACGGCAACCGCGTGAAGTTCCTGCCCGGCAACAAGGAGTACGAGGCCGAGAAGGACTACAGCCGCTACTATCCCGATCCTGTGGACCAGCAGAAGTTTAACGAGGACATGGGCGTGGAGAATGTAAGGCAGATGGTTGCAGGCATCGCGAGCACCCGGCAGGTGGGAGGAGATCACTACAAGAGAATGGACATTCAGCCATGGGATGTGGTCGACCACGGGCCTAGGCAGCAGGCTATTGGGTTTTACAGGTACAATGCGCTCAAGTACATTATGCGCGCAGGTGAGAAGGGTGCTTTTAAGGAAGACATCCAGAAGGCGCATCACTATCTGCAGAAACTCCTCGAACTTCTATAGGCACACACATGGCTATCCCCAATATCGACAAGGCTATGCTTCCTCAGTCTCCGTTTCTTATGGAAGATGACGATGCGCCGATTGAAATTGATATTGGAGATCCTAACGAGCCGGTAGAGGTAGAAGCGGACATAGAGCTCGACAAGCAGCCTGCATTTGATTCCAATCTGGCCGAGTTCATCGACGAAAGTCACCTTGCTTCCCTTGCCTCCGATCTCATGGAGGACTTTGACAACGACAAGATGTCGAGAAAAGAGTGGGAAAGGACTTATGTCGACGGGCTGGACCTTCTCGGACTAAAAATCGAGGAGCGCAGCGAGCCGTGGAGCGGTGCCTGCGGAGTATTCCATCCCATCCTCTCTGAAGCGGTTATTCGTTTTCAAGCTGAAATGATCGCGGAGACCTTCCCGGCGCAAGGGCCGGTGAGGGCGAAAATCGTGGGTAAGGACGACCGGGCGACGCAGGAAGCAGCCAAGCGGGTAGTGGAGGATATGAATCACCACCTGACGGACAAGATGGTGGAGTTTCGCCCCGAGCATGAAAAGATGCTGTGGGGGCTGGCGCTCTCGGGTGCTGGGTTCAAGAAGGTGTATTACGACCCGACAATGGACCGCCCGACTTCGATGTACGTCCCGGCAGAAGACCTGATCATCCCTTACGGTGCCTCGGATCTGCGGTCGGCACCACGCATTACGCATGTGATGCGGAAAACCAAGAATGAAATCAAGAAGCTCCAATACACGGGGTTCTACCGGGATATTGACCTCGGAGAGCCGACCAAGCTTATTGACGAGATTCAGCGCCGCAAGGATGACGCTGAAGGGTACGCACAGCTCGATGACGATCGGTATCAGCTCCTTGAAATCAGCATAGACCTCGACCTGCCCGGCTTTGAAGATACGGACGAAGAGGACGGTGAAGAGACAGGGATTGCACTGCCCTACATAGTGACCATCGACCGGGGAACGGAAGAAGTTCTCGCCATTCGGCGTAACTGGGACGAGCATGATCCGCTCAAGGAAAAGAAACAGCACTTCGTACAGTACACGTACATTCCGGGGTTTGGTGCCTACGGATACGGGCTGATTCACCTGCTGGGTGGGTCCGCGAAAAGCGCGACTTCGATTACTCGCCAGCTTGTGGATGCTGGCACACTGTCCAACCTTCCGGGCGGACTCAAGTCAAGGGGGCTCCGAATCAAGGGTGATGACACTCCCATCATGCCCGGCGAATGGAGAGATGTGGACGTTCCTTCCTCCAACATCAAGGACAATATCCTCCCCCTCCCCTACAAGGAACCGAGCGCAACGCTGTTCCAGCTTCTGCAAAACGTAGTCGATGAAGGGCGCAAGCTGGCGGCAGTCAGCGATGTGAAGTTCGGTGAAGTCAATGGGGAAGCTCCGGTAGGCACCACGCTGGCGATTCTCGAGCGTGAGCTCAAGGTGATGAGTGCCGTTCAGGCGCGCGTCCATGCGTCCATGGCGCAGGAGTTCAAACTGATCGCGGGGCTCATCCGCGACTTCACCGCGCCGACCTATGACTACATGCCTGACTTCGGTGCCAAACCCACCGCGAAGAAGGAAGATTACGATCAGGTCGACATCATTCCGGTCAGTGATCCTAATGCCTCCACCATGGCGCAGCGGATCATTCAGTATCAGGCTGCGATTCAGCTTGCTCAGCAGTCTCCGCAAATCTATAACCTGCCGGTTCTTCACCGTCAGATGCTTGAAGTTATGGGTATCAAGGACGCGGATAAGATCGTTACGGTACCGGAAGACGACGAGAAGCCGACCGACCCAGTCACTGAGAACATGGAGATTCTCAAGCAAAAGCCCTGCAAGGCGTTCATCGAGCAGGACCACGAGTCGCATATCACCATCCACATGAGCATGATCAACGACCCGAAGGTCGCCGCGATCATGGGGCAAGATCCGAACGCTAACGCCATCAAGGCGGCGCTTATGGCCCATGTGCAGGAGCACGTAGGGTTCCGCTACCGTCAGGAGCTTCAGCAGCAGTTGGGTGTCAGCCTGCCGCCGCCGGATACACAGCTCAAACCGGAACTCGCTGCGCAGCTCGCGCAGCTCTCGGCACAGGCAGCACAGCAGCTTGTTCAGGCCAATCAGGCGCAGGCGCAGCAACAGCAGAATCAGCAGGCCGCGCAGGACCCCGTGGTTCAGATGCAGCAGAAGGAACTGCAGCTTAAAGAGCAAGAGATCAACGACAAGAAGTTCCTCGAACTCGAGAAACTGAAGACGCAGAAAGAAATTGCGATGATCAACAACGAGGCCAAGCTGCTCCTTCAGCATGAGGACGCGCAGGTCGAAGGGTTGTTCAAGGGCATGGACATGGCCATCCAGCAACAGAACGCAACACAAATGGCTCCGCCGCCGGGTGGACCCGGCCCGCAAACGCCTCCGCCGCCCGGCCCTCAAGGTCCGCAAGGAGGTCCACCTGCCCCACCACCGCCCGGTATGGCTGATGGCGGAAGCACCACAGACAAGATCAATCAATACGCACGGAAGGGCCAGTACGCGGTGGCTGATGCGCTAGGTATGGGTGATGCGACAAGGCACTCTACGGAAATGGCCGACCAGTATTACCCCGGTGAAGAGCACAATCTTCGCGGAGACGCATTGCGTCACCTGCTCTGGCAGGGAGAACTACAGCAGCAGTACGGAGATATTCCGGCGTCAATGGCTGGTTGGGCGCATGAGAAGCTTAGTTCTGACAGCCCTGCGGAAGAAGAAATGGATACGTTCAACAACGAGTTGGGGCGGCGTCTCGGATCAGAGACCGCCAACAAGGAAGAGCTGCTGGCACGAGCACGCGCCGCAGTGGATAAAGGCGAAGCACACACCATAGGGAAACCTAAAAAATGACTGGACTAGAAATCCTGCAGAAAGAATTGAACGAGCTCATTGAAGCTCGCAAAGACGCGATCGCCTTCGGGCACGCTGTTGACTACGCCGAGTATCGGCATCTCGTTGGGGTAATCACAGGTCTGACCTCAGCGCTGGAACGTGTAAAAGACCTGCGTAAGTACGAAGAGGAAATCTGATGTCTGTCGCTAACATCGACGCTGAAAAGACTCAAGAAAGTGCAGAGAAGCTGGCCGAACGTCTCCCTGAGCCAAAGGGATACAAGATGCTGGTGGTAAAGCCGGAAATCAACAAGACTACGGATGGCGGCATCGCTATCGCTGACATTACCGCCAAGCGCGAAGAAGCGGGGGCAGTCGTTGGTCTTGTCCTCAAACAAGGCGATATGTGCTACATGGACAAGGATAAGTTCCCCACGGGTCCGTGGTGCAAGGAAGGAGATTTTGTCCTCCTCCGCGCGTATTCTGGCTCCCGGTTCTCTGTAGATGGCAAAGAGTTCATCATCGTGAATGATGATCAGATTGAGGGTACTGTTGCTGATCCACGCGGTATCAACCGCGCATACTAAAGGTGATTTATGGCAAGAGAAGACGATTTAGACTTTTCCGATGACGAGGAAGTCCACGTAGTAGGGCGCAAGGTTCTCGCAGAGAACACTCGTGTAGCGCCTGAAGAAGATGAATACGAAGTCGTAGACGAT